GTACTTGTAACTGCAGTTCCATTAATAGATAATGCATCAGTTTCTAAAGTACCGTCAACATCTACATTCCCAGAGACATCTAGTGAACCTGCATCTAACTCGCCAGTAAGTGTAATATTACGGAAGCCTGTTGCGTCTTTGTTTGCATCTACTACGACAGCTTTAGAGGCGGCTACTGTACCAGCAGTAATACCGTCAATGCTCTCTAAGTCATTCTCATTAATATCAGCACTACCTATTACAAAACTACCACCAGTTATAGCACCAGTTGTAGTTATAGTAGATGATCCATTATCTATGTTACCAAAGCCTGACGTTATGCTACCACTATTCAATGCACCAGTTGCTGTAATGCTAGTTGTAGTAAGACCATCTACATATGCTTTGATAGATTGTTGACTAGCTATACCAGTAGCAGAGTCACTTGCTAAATTATCTTCATCAAGAAAAGCTTTACCGTCAAGTATGTTTAACTCAGCGGCTGTTGAAGTAATTGCAGTACCATTAATAGACAAAGCATCAGTTTCTAAAGTACCATCAACATCTACATCACCTGAGATGTCTAAAGAAGCTACTACAGCCGTACCTGTAAGAGTAGGAGAAGTTAGTGATTTGTTTGTAAGAGTTTGTGAGCCTGTAAGTGTTGCTACTGTAGAGTCTATTGCGAGTGTTACGCCGTTGCCACTTGCAGTAGAAGTTACACCAGTTCCACCTAATACACTTAAAGCTTCCGAATCTAAATCAATTGCAATGCTTGTTGTGCCATCAGTTAGGTCTAGGTCTTGAGCAGTTACTTGGCTATCTACATAAGCTTTAATACTTTGTTGAGAAGCAATACCTGTAGCACTGTTAGATGCCATGTTATCTTCATCAAGGAAAGCTTTACCATCAAGTAAGTTTAATTCAGTTGCAGTAGATGTAACACCATCTAAGATGTTTAGTTCTGCGGCTGTAGCTGTAACGCCATCTAAAATATTAAGTTCAGCAGTAGTAGCTGTAACACCATCTAGGATATTAAGTTCTGCAAAAGTACTTGTAACTCCATCAAGTATGTTTAGTTCTGCCGTAGTAGCTGTTACACCATCTAAGATGTTTAGTTCTGCAACTGTTGAAGTAATACCGTCTAACGTATTTATTTCTGATGCTGTAGCTGTAACACCATCTAAGATATTAAGTTCATCTGTAGTTACAGTAGCACCATCAAGTATTTCTAACTCAGCTTCCGATATACCTGCATTACCAATAGTCAGAGTACCACTTACATTTACGTTACCGTTTATGTCTATTGTAGTAGCGGCAATCTGTATCTCAGTATCAGCTACGAGATCAAGTTGACCATCAGCAGATGAATTAATGTATATGCCAGTATCACGAAACTGTATCTTCTCAGTAGTAGCAATAAGTAAATCGTCATTAAACTCAAAGTAATCTTCGTCTTCTTTCCAAGTAATTAAACCATCATTACTACCACCATTCCAAGTTAATGTAATGTCACCAGTGTTTGTACCAAATACAATACCATCAGTTATTAAGCCCGTAATAGGGCCTCCTTCACCTGCAGTACCATCGTGAGTGTGTCCTGTACTAGAAGCAAAAGCCGCTAATAATTGGTCAAACTCATTATTAAATATATCTGAGTCAATAACATCGCCATCAGTAAAGGTAGATTGTCTTGTATATGTAGCACCCATTTAACGTCTTGCTCCTAATTGGTATTCTAGCTGAAACCCTTTTAGTGAATATGGTCTAGATTCACCGTTATCATTTATTCTTAAAACTGTAGAAAAACCTGAGCCTTCTACTGGCTGTCTTATGAGTGGCTGTGACGGCCCTCCAAATACATTTCTTATTGTACTATTTATAGTACTAAATACAGCTATACCAAATTGAGAAGCTACATCTTTTGAACTAATAGAGTAAGCTGGAGGTCTAGCAGAGTCTGCGTTTTCATTGTCATATCTTACTAATAAATCTGCACTAATAGATGACTCAGGTTTAAAATTAAGAATAACTCTATGCATATGCTTACGTATACCACTATCACCAAAACTTAAATCTGGACTTCTGTATCTTCCTAGAACAGGAGTACCGTCTAGGGTATCCCCTTTTTCTTGTCTGTGTACAAATCCTGCAGAGTCTCCATGTAATACTAATACATCTCCTGCTTTTACAAGTGTATCTGTAACAATAGGTTTGAACCCTCTTATTTCTGAAAACTCATAACCTTGTTCTTTTTTAACACATACAACACACTTTGTAATATTATCAGCTTGACCATCTTTTGTAAAGAATATTCTGTACTGTGTCTTATCAGCTATAACAACACTTTCAAATAAAGAGGAGTTAATAATGTTTGCATCAAAAAGACTTTGAACGTTACGACTTATTGTACCAAGCTCTGTATCACCAATCTTTGTAGTAGCGGCAACAGTTCTAAGGCCATCTGCCGCAAGAAAAATTAAGTCTCCTGCAAATTCTTGTATAGTATCACCATTAAGGCAACCAATATTTCTAGTAACTGGAATCATTTGAAAATCACTCGAAGTGTTTCCTACCAGTTTAAATATCCTATTCTCACAGAATATAAACAATGAATCACGGAATACTTTTATTCCTGTAATAGTATCGTCTACTCTAATACTACCTGCACCATTACCAGAAGTAAAATCATCTTCATCAAAAGGTGCACTAAATACTAACTCTTCTGGAGTAGTAGATTTACCTGCGTAAAACATGTGAGATTTAAAAGAGGCTATAAACTTAGAACCTACAACTGCAGTAGTAGTTACATCAGTAGCACTAAAAGAAGTATTAAAAACTACAGGTGCATTATCACCATCAACGAAGATTATCTTTTCGTTACCATCATAGTTAAATCTTTCGTGTCTATATTTTGTTGCACCAGTTCTTCCTGAGTCTATTTCTGTCCACGCAGAAGATACAGTTACATTAGCTAAATGTTTACCAAGTGTGCTTTGACTATCACCAGATCGTGTTACACCAGTAAATTCATTAGGGCTTGCTGTTAGGCTAACTCCTGTGTAATCAAACGTTTCAGTTACACCCGTACTACCATCTTCAGTTGTAGCTCCTACCAGTGTTAGCGTACCGCTTGTAGGAAAACCAGTAGCACTATCTACTTTAATTACACCAGAACCAGACATTGTATCATCTTGATTAATAGCTATAGCTAATTCAGTAGAAGCGGCGTAGTATATCTTTTCACCTCTACAGGCTATAACTACGTTATTAAAGTTAGCCAATCCTATTACAGTTTCACTTGCATTTAAAGTTTGAGGTACAATAACATTAACGTACTTACGAAAGCCGTTTATTCGTCTGTACCCACCTTCAATGTCAGGCTCAAAGTTTTCTAAAACTAAAGCTTGACCTGCCTCCATTTGAAACGTAGAGCGATTTAAAACTAAACCACCCTCACAGTTAAATGACGATGGTTGTGTTTGAGAACTATCTGGCATTAACTTAACAACCTACTACTACCTGCTACATTATTATTATCTATTACTGTAGAACTAAGGTATTCAAATTTATTAATAAGTAATGTTTGCATATTCTTAATACCTTGCTCAAACCTAGAAAAGTTTAATTGGTATTGATTTAACTCACCTCTATATTGATAAACAAATGCAGTAGCGCCATCTATAATAACAGGTTTAAATCTATCTGGGATTGTTGTTGTATCTCCATGTGCAGATAAGTCACTAGGAAATGTAAAGTAATCAAAAACTAATTCATACTCTTTATCAGGAAAAGGGTACAATAAATAGTTGTTATCTAAAGTACGAACTATATTTCTGGGTACACCACCACTACTAAATTGCGTTACTGTTACGCCACTAGCATGGGCTGAAGCTGTAGTGCCATTAGCACCTCGTGTACAACCTGTAATATCATTACCGGAGATTGCAGTATATGTAACCTGCTCACTTCCTATATAAATAAAACCTGTTGCAGAAAGACCTGTTGTAGAAGTTAATGTAAGTGTTCCTACCGAGTTTGAATGTGAACCATTTAAAGTAGTAGTAATAATTTCATCTTCTTTGTTTACAAGATCTTTACTAATATATTCATTGTAACTAAGTATCGACAAGCTATTACCTGAAGAACCTAGAGTAGAATCTTTTTTTATTCTTGCAGTATTATAATCTACATGCTTTGTATCCGTAGGTAAAGTATAACGTGGTACTCCGGGAACTAGCGTAGAAGAATTGTTTGCATGATTAAAAGGGTAAGCAAATTCTCTTTGATTAATGTAACGTATTGCTTCGTTGACTGCATTCTTACATTGTATCTGTATACCTCTAGCATTAGTAAAATTAGCGGAAGTTAGTGAGACTTCGTTCATACGGGTAATAACATCATTAGCTAATGTAAGATATGTAAGTGTCATTATGTTACCTCAAGATGTGATAAAGGGGCTAACTGTTAAGCCAGCCCCTAAAGATTTTTATGCTAAATAGTCACGGTCAACTTCGTTAGCCGTAAAGTCACCTATTTCGCTGACATCCATCAACATAGCAAACACACGTAGTTTACCTGCTGTAAATGTTGCACCATCACCTGCAAATGTCACATCAAGTGTATCTGCAGCAGCCGCAACAAGCACACCGGCTTGCGCTACTGTTGGTGCATAAACACCGTCAGATGCACCATCAATATCAAATGCGGCAACGTACTCATTATCGTCAACTGCAGTACCAAGAATAGCAGTGGCGTTAGTGCCTGTATTCATAGTTGCACTTTCTTTGACCTGAATACCAGCCCAAAGAATTACAGTGTTTGTAGGAACAGTCAAAGCTTGCACAATGTCACCTGAAGAACAATCAATCGCACTTTCAGTAAGATCAATAACATTCTCAATTAAGTAAGGTTTACGTGAAGGATTTCCTTTTCCGTGGGCTGATTTTAGAAATGTAGTAAGAGTAGCCATAAGTTATTTCCTCCCTTATGCTGCGTTATATTTAGCAGTAACGATTGCTTCTGGACGAAGAATCTTCCTACCGTATAAATGCATACCACGAACGATGTCAGCAAAGCTGTCAGGATCTCGATACGATTCGGTTTTATTGATCTGCTCTGCGGTTGCCACAGCAGAATCATGACCAGCAACGATAACACCATAGTTAGTGTTTTGGTTAGCTGAACCTGATGTACCTGCTCCAGTACCTACTGCTGGTAAGTTGCTTGATGAATACAAACGGAAGCCGTGGAAGTTATTAATAACTAATCCGTTACGTAATGCACCTGATTCACCGAAGTCAGCATTCATGAATCTAGAATCTTCGTCTGCGAGGATTTCTAAAAACACTGGATCGACTACCAGCCAGCGACCTTGTGAGTCAACTTGCTGTTGGTCTAGTAAACGCTTCATACGTGCAACGACCATTGCAGGAGATGCAACAGCAGTTGGAAGAGCAGTTGCTCCCGGTAAACGTGGTGCTAATGGGATCGAGTGATCGCCAGCAGAACTTGTTGTTATGTTACCAAATGAACTTTTAATTAACTTCATTGATGACAATAACTCGTCAGTACCAGCAGTAGCTACAGCAATAGAGCCGTTTACTGTATCGTTAACAGTGTCAGCATTTGCGTGAACAGTGCCTTGCTTATAACCTGATAAATAACCTAGTACTTCTTGGTCATGATTATCAGCCAAGCGGTAAGCCGCACGGTTGGTTGCCATGTCCATAAAATTCAAATGACTATGCGCTTCTTCAATATCATCAATCTTAAATGCAAAGTAGTTTGCTTTGTCGATTGTAAGTGAAAAATCTTCGTCATCTAAATCTTGTGCAGATACTTGCGTACCACGAGAATAGCTTTTTACACTTACCTCAGGTTCTTTGATAATTTTCACTGTATCGCCTTGTGCAGCGATCTCACCGAAATAATCAGAGTTAGTTATATCGCCACATACTGTGGACTTGCGGAATGCAAGTTGTACTTTTTTAGAATAAATAATTGAACTGAAATTGCCGTTAGGTAAATTTCCGTGTCCGGTTGCGGATGCAAAAGCCATGAGTAAATCCTCCGTTAGGTGTTTGGCTTATTTTTAAGTAAGCTAAACGAACCGATAAGAGGCTGTACTTTTTAGGGTGCATGTATATTTAAGTTGTAAGGATCAGTTACAGATCTTAAACACCACGGGCCTATACTTGTTCAGGTAGGTCTTATTATTGGTATGTTTAGACTTGATGAGATAGTGTCTTAATAGTAAGGTGGTCACAGTGTGAGGCTTACTACATCTTAAAGACACCTATAGTTATACGTTATAGACTATAGATGTCAATACTTTATTTGCAATTAACGTGCACCGCCTGTCATATCGTAGGCAAACTTACCTGCACGTATTGCTTCCATGATAGCATCAGAATGTTTTTCATACTGATCAGACGACATCTTGTGTACCTGAGACTCGCTGTACTCGATAGTACCTTCGTTAGAGTCAGGCTTAGTAGAACGTTTAGTTACTACTGCAGAAGCCGCATCTTTATTAGATTTCTTCTTAGACTTAGTATCTAAACCATTGTGCATCTTGTATAGATCTATTACACGAGCGACTGATGCAGGATCTTCAGAGTTGTCATATAAGGCATCTTTGACCCACTTAGGTTCTTTCTTAGCCCAATCGTGGAAAGCGTCACTGTCACGTAGTTCATCAAAGTCAGGATGTATAGCTCTGATTTCTTGCTCTAACTTACTGCGAGTAGCTTCTTCACTAATACGATCAATCTCTTGTAGTCTTGCTTCAGCACCAGAGAATCGTTCCTCTGCTTTCTTAGATGCAATAGTTTCTACTATAGCGGCAATGTCAGGGAACTCGCTTGCCCATGCCTCAATGTCTTCATCAGACTTAGGTGGCCTAAGAGTACCACTGGTTTCAGCATTCTCTAGTTTAGTTTGTAATTGTTTAATCTCTGCAGATTGTTTATTTAAATGATCACGTAAGTCACTGTAACGTTTCTTATAAGTACGTTCTTCACTGGTTAGCGCTTCATCTTCTTCAACAGATTCTTTACTGAGTTCTTTAGATTCACCATCAGGTTCTTTATCTTCTGAAGTATCTTCCTCATTTGATTGTCCTTCCATGAGCTTTTCTAGTGCTTCTTCTTCTTCTTGTATTCGCCGTTGATTAGCTTTATTGTTATACTTTGGATCAACGAACCCTGCAATTTTGGGTGACGATATTGTTTCTAGTTCAGGCATATTGTTTTCCTTTATGTTGGGGCCAGCTTTTTAGCCGGGTAGCCTTATAGTTTTTTATAGGATAGTCTTTTAGTTATTTCTTTTTCTTTTTCATCAGGCCGCCTTTA